ATCTGGATGCCCGCCGGACAAAGAAAAGCGCAAACACCCGCCTGCTGGTGGGAATCGCGCATGATAGGATCGTATTTCTAGGAATGAAGTACGTGGAGCGCGGGTATATCACCAGTGATGAGTACGAGAACCTGAACGATTATCTTTATGCGCCATATGCAGAAGCCGGAGGCAACGGCTCTGCGAAACGTGTAATGGAGGAAGTGCGGAAACTTCCGCTGCATAATTAAAGGAGGAAAACAAAATGATTAACTGGATTGTACGAATCAAAAACAAAAGCTTCTGGCTGGCCATCATCCCCGCCGTGCTGCTGCTGGTGCAGACCGTAGCGGCGGTGTTTGGCTACTCCCTGGACTTCGGCGAGCTGGGCAACCGCCTCATTGCTGTGGTCAACGCCGTGTTCGGTGTGCTGGTGATTCTGGGCGTGGTCAATGATCCTACCACCGCCGGTATCGCTGACAGCAAACAGGCAAGAACCTACAGTTCCCCCAAGGAGGACTGATGTGATAAGTGGATAAAGTCCGATGGAATCGGGTGATTCCGGATGAGTTCTGTTCTCTGGCAATTCTCACGCCGCTAGAGGAAAAAATCATCCGCACCCGAGCCGCCGGATGGAGCCGTGTACAGCAGTGCCACGCTTACGGCATGTCCCTTGCCACATTAGATAGGTACATTAGGAAGTTGAAAAACTCCTATAACAGTGTGCAGGAGTATAGCTACATACTCCCCAAAAACATAGACTTCTGATAGTTTTTTGATAGAAGTGTGATTGTAAGTCGGTAGGGAAACGAGAGTTTCCCTACCGATTTTTTTGTTATTCTATAGGAAGAAAGGGGGCGTTGCCTATGGCTGAATTTCAAAGCTTTAATCCAAATCCCCGCGCCGTGAAAGTCGGCGATTGTGCAGTCAGAGCTGTGGCAAAGGCTCTGGGAATTGACTGGTATCAATCATACGTTGAGCTGGCCAGCGAGGGGCTGACTCAATGCGATATGCCTAGCGCAAATAACGTATGGGGCGCGGTGTTGCGGCGGCACGGATTCAGGCGGGCGGCAATCCCGGCGGAATGCCCGGATTGCTACACCGTAGGCGATTTTATCCGGGAATACCCTGACGGGATTTACGTTGTCGCGCTGAAAAACCACGTTGTTGCCGTGGAAAACGGCGTTTTGTACGACACTTGGAACTCAATGGACGAAAATCCTATCTATTTTTGGAGGCGTGAATGATGGCAAATCCTTATATGCAGCCCAACTACCAATCCGGCTATTTTCAGCCCAACTATTTCCAGCCGCAAATGCCAATCGGGCAACCGCAGATACCCGTCCAAGGCCAACAGCCGCCCCTTGATGATCGAATTTGGGTAGCTTCGGAATCTGCGGCGGAGGCGTTTATCGTCACGGCAAACGGATTTGTGCGGCTATGGGATAGCAACAAGCCGGTATTCTACGAAAAGCGGACGGACGCGCAAGGGCGGCCAATGCCAATTGTAGCGTATGAATACAAAATCCGGGACGCAGGAGCTACCCCGGAGGCAGTCAGCGCAGGATTTGAGCAGCGGCTTTCCGCTGTAGAGGAACGGCTGAACCAGCTGACGGATGGAAAACGCGATGCCAAGAAAGCGGAGGTAAAACGCAATGATGCCTAATCCTATGCAGATGATTTCCCATTTTCCCCAATTTATGCAGCAGATGAGGGGGCAAGACCCGCAGCAACTGCTTAATCAGCTTGTACAGAGCGGGCGTGTAAACCAGCAGCAGCTTAACCAAGCCCAGCAAATGGCACAGCAGATGCAGGGGCAGTTTGAGCAATTCCGGGGCATGTTCGGCTTCGGAGCGCCTAGGAGGTAAACAATAATCTGGCCAGATTTTGTTATATTTTTCATCTTTTGAAAGGAGAACAAAATGAGTATTACAGCAAGTGAAATGACCCCCGCTGATATCAGAGCTGTCACCGATGGCAACAACGGCGGCTATGGCGGAGGCTGGGGCGGTGATTGGTCTGCATGGATCATCATTTTCCTGATCTTCGGCTTCTTCGGCTGGGGCGGCAACGGCTGGGGTGGAGGCTTCGGCGGTCGTGGTACCGGCGCTGGCGTGGTGGACGGGTATGTTCTCGCGTCCGATTTTTCCAACATCGAGCGGAAAATTGACGGTGTAAACAACGGTGTCTGCGACGGCTTCTATGCCATGAATACCGGTATGCTGAATGGGTTTGCAGGCGTGAACCAGAATATCAGCAACGGTTTCCAGGCGGCGGAGCTTTCCCGGTGCAATCAGCAGGCTGCCTTGATGCAGCAGCTTTTCCAGATGCAGATGGCAAATCAGGAGTGCTGCTGCGAAAACCGCGCCGCTATCCAGGGCGTGAATTACAACATGGCAACCCAGAGCTGCGACACCCGGAACACCATCCAGAACACCACCCGTGATATCATCGATGCCATGAACTGCGGTTTCCGCTCCATCGACCAGCGCTTGACTGCCCAGGAGCTGGCGGCGAAAGATCAGAAAATCGCCGATCAGAATCAGCAGCTCTTTATGGCGCAGCTGGCCGCTTCCCAGAATGCCCAGAATCTCACGATCAAGGGCTATGTGGAGAACCAATTCGCGTACTACAATCCCCGCCCGGTTCCCGCTTATCAGGTGCAGAATCCCAACTGCTGATACGGTAACGGCTACGGATGCGGCAGCGTGGCGTAAGGAGGGCGGCGAGATGGGCATTGCGGAGATCAAGGCCAATCTGATTAACCACATCGGCAAAATCGATCTGGACAGGCTCACCATTGCCGAGCTGCGGGATTACTGTAGCCTGGTAAAGGACGCGGACGGGTTGACACGCAACGAAGCGGACACGGTTACCCGCGTTATGAATAATTTAAGCGCTGGCGGGTTTGGCTTTGGCTACAACCGCCCAGCGCCGACAAAGGGAGGTTAAACAATGGCGGTTGAACTTACTGCGAACGCTGTCCAGGCGGTGCCCGCCGGACAAAACGTGCTGTTTACCGATGCGCCGGTGAAATGCGGGCGGGGGTATGTTGTTCACCGTGAAGGCGCTGGGCTGGTGACACTTCGGGGCATTTGCAATGGATGTTCCCCGATTGCGCGGTATCGCGTGCTTTTCGTGGGAAACATCTCCGTGCCTACCGGCGGAACCGCTGGGGCTATCAGCGTAGCGCTGGCGCTGGGCGGTGAAGCGCTTCCCACCACTACGGCGACGGCAACACCCGCCGCCGTGGGAGATGCATTCAACGTGGCGACCTCCGCGTTTGTGGATGTTCCCCGTGGGTGCTGCGTAGCGTTATCCGTGCGCAATGTCTCCGCGCAGGCAATCGATGTTGCCAACGCCAATCTGATGATTGAGCGCGTGGCCTAGGAGGTGAAATTATGAAGCACTGGGAACAGCTGAGAGATACACTTTGCCGGGAACTGGACGAAATCGCCGAAAAAGGCGAACTGTCTGCCGGTGATCTGGAAACCGTGGACAAGCTGACGCACACCATGAAGAATCTGGATAAGATCATGATGGGCGAAGGATACAGTAACGCCGGGGACTGGTACGCCATGGGCAACTATGGACGGGATGGCTATAGAGCCGATTACCGGGACAGCGTGAGCTATCGAGGCCGTAAACGCGATAGCATGGGGCGCTACAGCCGCGCAGACGCCAAGGAAGATATGGTGGATAAGCTGCGGCGCATGATTGATGAAGCGCCGGACAGCCGGACGCGAGAGGCTCTGGAAAAGGCCGTCCGTTGTATGGAGGATTAAAAAATGTTGGCAGAGCGGGATTTACTGGAAACAATCGAAGAATGCAAAGCAGTGAAGCGCCCGACGGCGGCGACATGCCAGTTAATGGCCTCGTGCTATACCATTCTAGATCACCTGTTCCCGGAATATTCCCGCTCTGCTGATGTTTCTCCCGCAAGCTTGTATTCCTCCGCTCCTGCGCCACAAAATGATGAAATATCCGGGAGCGAGTTTGCAATTGCCGCAAATTCAGCGGGAATGAAACGGCTGTTAGAAGTGATGGACGAACACATGGAGTGCATTCGGCTGATATACCCCAAAGAATACGCGGCGATTATGCGGCGGCTCAAAGAATGAGCGGCAAAATTCCGTTGCCAATCCGTTGCCAATTTTCGCCCTAAAAACGTACCGCACGCGGGAAAATATTAAAAACTGTGGTAATATTTTCTAGTAGAATAGTTCGGAGAACGTGGGAATATAGCTGATAAAGCAATAAAAAAGCCCTAGAATAAGTTTCTAGGGCTTTTTTGATGTGGCGGAGAGAGTGGGATTCGAACCCACGGTGGGTTGCCCCATCACCAGTTTTCAAGACTGGCTCCTTAAACCGCTCGGACATCTCTCCAGACTTCATAAAATATATCATCCAGAGGGAAAATTGTCAAGAGCTTTGACGCAGGGGCGAGATTAGTGCTTGACAAACATTCTGCCATATGCTAGAATACTTTGGCAATCAAGTGAATAGTTTTCTTTTTATTCGGAGTGATACCCAAGAGGCCGAAGGGGCTCCCCTGCTAAGGGAGTAGGCGTCTAAAAAGCGCGCGAGGGTTCAAATCCCTCTCACTCCGCCAAAAGTTCCCCAAATTCCCGGTTAATTAGGGAATTTGGGGTCTTTATCTTTCTGAAATTTTTTCAAAGCTGGGTTTTCTTCTTTTTCAAGATTTTACAAAAGTATCCCTGGGCATCTCCGAAAATTTTGGAATCCTTGCTGGTTACTATCCTGGTTACTATCCGTGCGGAATAATAAGCAGGCATTCACGCTGGTAGGGGAGCGGTTGCCCGCAAAACGGGAAAAGAAAAGATTCGCCCTGCGGCAACCCGAAAGGATGGCTGCGGGGCGAGTCTTTTGCGATTTTATTCCATTTCCACCCGGCGCACGGCGTCGGCGGTGGATTCTTCAGTCAGGGGCGTAGACTTGAACGTCTTGTTAAATTCAGCCACAGCCGCCTCGATCAAGATTTCCATTTCGTCCGCATCAAAGTCAATGCCCTTCTTCTTAAGCAGCGCCTCAGCGGTTTCCAGAGCCTTATTCAGCTTGTCCGTGCCGTGGATCGTGGTCCATACCTGCTCCACGGCCTGCACAGCCACACAGGCAACGGCGCGTTTGGATTCATCGGTCAGGGATCTGGCTGCAAGCTGCTTCATAGCATAGCCCAGGCAAGCCGAAGATTGCGCACAGGATAGCGCCCATGATCTGAACGCCGTAGGTGTAGATAAAATACTCAAACATGTTTTTTATCTCCAAATTTTATTGTTCGCGAATTGCAAGAACAAGTTGAGCATTTCAGCGTTAGAAGGCTGCCAATCTGACCTTGGCTGGCCCTGAGCCGGGTTGTTTTGTCTTGAAAGGGTAGCCGCCTGTGCAGCAGGGTGGCGAAGGTGTGGGTGTCGAAGAGTTCATCAAAATTTGTTTACATTGTCGATTGAATTTGTGTAACGCATATAGTAGACTGTAGAAAATAGCGAAATTGGGGAGAACTATCGATGGAAGACAAATTCTGGCTGGCCAAAATCGTCAACGATTCGAATGACACTATTCACAATAAAGCGCGGCCTAAGTTAACGATAGAGGCTCAAGTCACTTATATGCGAGACGTCAAAGGAATAAAATTCAATATAGTCAGTGAGCAGCAAGCCGCCGCATTTCTTTCAGAAAACAATTATTATTTTAAGTTAAAAGCATTCTGCAAAAATTATTCAAAATTCTCTCAAGGTGAAAATGCAGGGAAGTATTTTAATGTGGATTTTGCGTATCTCCAAGAGTTGTCCACGCTGGATATGTATCTGCGTGAAATAGTTCTAAATTTCTCGCTCGATATTGAGCATTTTCTCAAAGTTCACCTTCTCAAAAACATTTCGGACAATAAGGACGAAGACGGATACGCGATCGTTGAGGAATTTCTTTTTTGCCATCCAGAAGTATC